TACTAGCGTTGTAGACCCAATCTACGATGTGGGTAACAATAGTGGTGGACGTAGATGGGATGGCCCACACAGCATCCCTGTAGTCAATGCTGCGCTATTCCAAGGCGTAACTGTCCAAGGCGACAGAGGTTTCTACAATACTGACGTACTTCGCGTTACTATAAATATGGACGTAATTGACGGGTCTAGCTTGTCTGGAGCAGAGTCTCAGATTATTCCTGAACTTAAGTATCTTCCTACAAACCCAGACTCTTACCTAAGAGATAGAATTGTCTTCCGTAATCAGGTATTTACCCCTAAGCAGGTATTTGCTAAGGGAATTATTACTGATGACTACACTCTCTTCAGTATTGACTGTAACCAGGTAAACGCTGAAGAAATGATCAATGACCCTCAATTCCAGCAGTATGCAAACTACAGCGCGTTTGGAGCTAGAGATGCCTTCTAAAATTAAAGTAGGTGGCGCAGGCCACACAATAAAGAAGAATAAAAAGGGCGACATTATTGTTGACCACGAGGCTAGCGCTAAGGCTGGAAAATACGATAAGATTAATCTAACTAAGAAAGCTGGGGCTAAGACAGTCAAGGAAGGCGTCAAGGCCACCAAAGACTGGCATAAGAAGAACCCCCATAAGAAAGGTAAGTAATGGCTAAGAATCCTTGCTGGGACGGATACGTCCAGGTTGGTATGAAGAATCAAAACGGTAAAAAGGTGCTAAATTGTGTGTTTGAAGGTAAAGGAAAAGACAAAGTCGCTAAACCTAAGAAAGGTAAAAAATAATGTGTGTTAAGTGTGGTTGTGGTAAGAAAAAGGGCGAGCCAGGTTTTGGCAAAGGCCCAAAGAAGTCTGCAAAGAAGATGTCCCCTAAGCAAAAGAAGCTTGACATGGACAAAGATGGCAAGTTAGAAGGATCTGACTTTGCCGCCCTACGAAAGAAGAAGAAGTAATGTGCTCTACCTGCGGCTGCGGTAAGCCTAAAGACAAGCACGGTATGAAGACACTAGCCGCTGCTAATAAGAAGTACGATAAAAAGTCTGACTCTAAGGGCAAAGCCAAGAAGTCCAATATGGTCAGAAAAAAGGGCATGTAGACCCTAAAATTATTAAAAAGAAGTAATGACTTAGCCCCCGAAAGGGGGCTTTTTCATTTATCCTTTGAAGTGACGCCGGGGAAACCCGGAACCCTGCTGCTTTAACTTGCGCCTTCTACTGGAGGATTTACTATGATACTTCTAGCCAAACGGCTATACCAAGCTCAGTCTGATGCAGACCGAGAAGAGTTCGTTCGCGGCATTACAGCCTTTGACGACAAAAAGGGTAAGAAGAAATTCTTAGCTGGACTTGTTGCAGGATATGTATTGACTGCGAAGGCTAAGAAGAAGTGAATTCAGTAACCAAAGTCCTCTTAGATACTTACGCAAAAGCAGCAGCTAAAGAAGCGGAAACACTAACCGCTAACCTCAGAAACTACGCACGACAGTCCGGATGGCCTGTCGCTGTAGCCATGCAACTATCCGTTTCTAACGATAGATCTGATGGCAAGTGGTCTGTGAAGTACCCTAAAGCTATCGATGGTCAGGTAATTGACCTTGAGTACGGAACTGACGCCGTACCCCCAAACCCAGTAATTAGAGACTTCATCCGTGAGATGCAGCCAGACCTTGGCGACGAATGGGTTAATAAGCTCATAGAAGTGGGGATAATGTAATGCCGTATATTATTAATGAAGATAAAGCATTAAAAGCTTTAGTAAGCGGAATCACCGTATCTGACTCGGGTAACCCAACACGTCCTGTGGGCGTATGGTTTGGCCAACCAGATAATGAAATCCGTCAACAGAGCTACCCATATATCACAATTGATCTTGTGGGAATTTCTGAGTCTTTAGATCGAGCTCACAGAGGCTACATAGATTTGCCGTATACTCCTGAGGGTGGAAACTCTGCAGAAGAATACGCAACCTGGTACCCAATACCAGTAAACTTAGATTATCAAATAACAACATATGCTCGTCAACCTAGACACGATAGGCAAATTATAAACGCTCTATTTTCTACAGGAAGACTGCCCCTAAGATTCGGACTCCTAGCAATCCCTGAAGATGGCACTGTACGCAGGGTAGACATGATGGGGTTCGTAAAACGAGATACTACTGAACAAGACAAGCGCTTGTTTAGAAATATCTACAACGTTCAAGTTAGCTCGGAATTCCTCCCAGCTCAGCTTGTACAGCTATACGAAGTGCTAACACCACCAAACATCACACTAGAAGAGCAATTTACAGATTTCACACCAATCAGTCAATAAACTCGGAACCCACAGTAAACAACCTAACATAGTAAGGAGTAAAACCGGATGGCTACATACAGTAGACCCGGCGTTTTCATTCAGGAAGTTGAACTTCCACAGGCGGTAACTCTTGCAGATAGCGGAAACGCTATCGGAGCATTTGTAGGTCCACTAGCAAAGGGACCTTCAGTTAACCCTGTTCTTCTAAACTCTTGGACAGATTTTACCAAGACTTTTGGAGCTCTAGAAGACGCTTATCCAACAACTTGGGCTGCCTATAACTTTTTCGCTAATGGCGGCCGTCAACTATACGTAAAGCGTGTAGTAGGAACAGGTGCTGCACAAGCTCAGGTAACATTGACTGATCGTGCTGCCACCCCTCTAAACACCCTCCTAGTAAAAGCTGCAAATGCTGGTACTTGGGGAAATCTTCTATCTGTAGAAACAAAAGCTGCGGGAGTAGTCAATAGATTCTCTCTTGTTGTGTATGGAGCTCCAACTATTGGTGGTAATGCAACCTCTAATGTTCTTGAGCAATATACAGACCTAAGCATGGATCCTACTGACCCACGTTATGTGGTTTCAGTTATCAATTCACAGTCTGCAGTTATTATAGTATCTGATCTAAACTCAGCTTCTGTATCTCCAGATGATATGCCTAAGGTTGACGGAGTAAAGTCTCTTTCATCAGGCCTTAACGGATCTGCACCAACAAGAACTGAGTACGCAACGGCTCTTGAGTCATTTGATCCAATTGACAACCCTATGGTATTTAACGTACCAAACGCTGCCTACATCTACACAACTGCAGGAACTACTACTGAGAGAACTCTCTCTATTAACGTTCAGGCAGACCTTGTAGCTTATTGCGAAGGTCGCGGAGACGCATTTGCAGTTATTGATACTCCAGCAGGCTTGACAGCAACTGAGGCTCAAACATATGCAAACGATGTAACTGCAGCATTTATTGCTGCATCTGATGGTGGCTGCGCTGCCGTCTACTACCCATGGGTAACAATCCCAGACACACTTCGTGCGTCAGCTGCTGCAACTCGCAACCAGGCACCTGGTGCGGCAATGGTAGGCCAGTACTTAGCTACTGATGCTTCTCGTGGAGTATTCAAGACACCAGCCGGTTATACAAACCGTGTGGCTCTTGCAGTATCTGCAGAACGTCAGTTAACTAATGCTCAACTAGATTCCTTGAACGTCTCACAACGTCCAGTTAACGTAATCCGTCAAGTACCTGGTGCCGGAATTGTTGTAATGGGCGGACGTACAATGAACAACACCCCGGGAGACCGTTACATCAACGTACGTCGCTCCCTAACATACATCAAGAAAGAAATGACAGATAGAAGCGCATTTGCGATTTTTGAGAACAATGACGAACGTCTATGGTCTCAGCTTCGTGTTGCTCTTGGTTCTTTCCTACGTTCATACTGGCAACAGGGTGGACTTCGTGGGTCAAGCCCAGACAAGGCTTTCTATGTGAAGTGCGATGCTTCAACAAACAGTGCTTCTGATCTTACTTCAGGTCGCGTCAATATTGAAATTGGCGTAGCCCTAGAGTATCCAGCAGAGTTTATTGTCATTAAACTTGGACAGCTAACAGGAAACGCTACGGCGTAAGGAGATAAAAAGAAATGTCTTACACTAACCCATTAAGTACTCTGGCAACAGATCCAGTACGTAATTTTAAGTTCGTGGTTGAGTTTCTGCCAGAGAACGCTGACGGTAAGTGGGGAACTTCATTTGGAAAAATGGGGTTTGTTTCACTCTCTGGCCTAAGCGTTACAACAGAGTCAATCGCGTACCGCGAAGGTGGCTACAACACAAACGTGCACCAGATTCCTGGTCAGAGTTCATTCAGCCCAATTAGCCTTTCAAAGGGCGTAATGTTGGGAAATGATGCTCACGCTAAGTGGATGCGCCGCCTGTTCTCAGTACTAACACCAAATGCTACAAGTGGCATTGGCGCTAACTTCCGTTGCGATATTGATATCGCAGTATTGAGCCACCCAAACCCAGCAGCATTTGCTGGATCAGGATCAACAACAGCTGCAGCAACTGCATACGATCAACACGCATCTATGCGTTTCCGTGTACACAATGCATGGATCACCTCTCTCGGATACAGCAACCTAGATGCAGGATCTTCAACTCTTATGGTTGAAGAAATGACTCTAGTTCATGAAGGGTTTGACGTTACTTTTGGGTCAAACTACACCGCAGACGGTTCAGCTAAGAAGTTCAACGCAAACGGAACCTTTGGTTCTTAATTAAAGGAATAGGAAAACTATATGTCTACAGAAACTATCAGTGCATCAGCCGATCCCGCCCTTGCTAACAAGCTTGTAAACCAGGCTTTATCTGAGCAGGAGGTGGTGGTATCTGCGTCAAAAACAGAAATCCCATCACCTCCTGATACTCAGGTAGAACTACCGGGTGGACTATTAGATCCTTTTGAGGGTTTAACCACCTCGGTAGAGATTAGAGAATTGACCGGAGCAGACGAAGAACAACTTGCCAGAATCTCAGATGCTGGAAAGGGACTCTTGTCTATTCTAGAAAGAGCTACAGTAAAGGTTGGCGATAAGCCGGCTGACAAAGACACACTAGATTCTCTTCTTGCAGGAGATCGAGAAATGATCTTGTTAGCTATCCGAATTGCTACGTTTGGTCCAGATGTAAAAGTTGGCCCAATCTGCCCTAACTGTGGTGAAGAAAAGACTTTTGAGATTGACCTTGAAAAAGATGTTGAGATCAAAAAGTTAAAGGACGAAGATCGAGAGTTTACAGTTACCTGCAAGGCAGGAAAAGTAGTTCTAAACCTTCCTACAGGAACCACTCAAAAGGCTCTGGTAAACGCTACAAATAAGAACTCAGCTGAGCTAGATACTATCTTGCTTAAAGGCTGCATAGCTTCTATTAACGGCATGCCAGTAGTAAACGTCCAACAGATTCGTGATCTAAGTATTAAAGATCGACGAGCACTACTTTCAGCAATAACAGACCGCAACCCAGGCCCACAATTAAGTGAAGTTAAGAAGTTATGTTCATCTTGCGAGCAGGAGGTCCCGCTACCGCTAACGCTAGCGGACTTGTTTCGAGAATGAGACAAGTTACGACGTATTAGTAGATAGCTACGATCTTATAGCTCAGCATTATCCAGGCTGGACGTTATCCGATATACGTTCTCTTTCTTTTAGAGAGAGAATGATTTGGTTAAGTAAAGCTGCAATGAAACCTAAGGCGGTGAGATAAATATGGCAGGTCAAAACATGGTGACCCCTGACGACGAAAAAAAGGCTGCGGGCACCACAAGTAAGATAGATAAAGCTAGTAAGGGCTTCATAAAAGATATGAAGACCCTAGTTGACCTATCCGATAAATTTGCCAAAAATTATGAAAAAGCCGCCAAAGCTATGGCTGAGGCTACCGGTGGAAAGTTCACCGGACAAAATAAGCTGGGTCTAGGAAGCTTTACTCGTACTGAAAAAATTGCTGGTGGTATTGCTTTAGGAACAGCTGCTGTTGGTGGCTTGATGTACTCAATGGCCCCAAATACTATGGCGGCTGTTTCACAAAGAATGGCTTTGGATACCTACGCTGGTAGAAGCGGAATGTCTACACGTCAAGCTCTTGGACTTGCAAATCGTCAAGTAGGCAATGGTGCTACCAGCGCTATGGGCCCTACTATGGCTGCTACAGCTCTTGCCTATCAAGGCGGTTACCTAGCCAACACTTTAAGCTCCAGAAACGTTATGGGGCAAATTGGTGGACTTAGCGCAATAAGCGGAGGATCAAACGAGCAAGTAGCTGGCGCTATTGCTGGTATGAATGGCATGAACTTCCTACGCATGGGCGTAAGAACTCGTGACGCACAAGGTAACCAAAGACCAGTAAAC